ACCGGCTTCACGGGCTGGGCCGGCCCGCACCACGCCGGCAAGGCCCGCCTGCGCGGCTGGAAGTTCATCGGCCAGCGGGAGAGCGTCTGGGTCTACAGCCTCAAGCTCCTGGTCCGGGCGATGAACGTCGAGGACGTCCCGGCCGAGGCCGGTCCCCTCATCACCCAGATCACCTACCACGCCAACGGCCACGACATCGAGGTGACCCCATGAAGTGCCTTTACCGCGGCCCATTGACGGGCCTCACCCTCCCGGACGGCCGGGAATTCATGCTCCAGCCCGGCGCCACCGTCGAGCTGCCCAAGGACGTGCCCGAGGTGAAGACCCTCCTGGCCCTGGGCCGCCTGGTGGAGGCCCCTGCAGACGACAAGCCCGCCGCCACCGAGACCAAGAAAGGGGGCAAGTGATGCCTGCCGCATACCTGCATGGAATCGAGGTCCAGTTCGTGACCGTGGGCGCCACGCCCATCAAGCAGGTCAACTCCGCCGTCATCGGCCTGGTGGGGACCGCCTCCAAGGGCACCCTGGCTGACCCGGCGAAGTTCACGCTCAACGAACCGGTCTACATCCGCTCCAAGGCGGACGCCGTGGCCTACTTCGGCCAGGCGGCGAAGGACAGCTACACGATCCCCAAGGCCCTCGACGCCATCCTGGCCCAGGGCGTGGCGGGCGTGATGGTGGTGAACGTGCTGCCCTGCACGGCCACCACCGCCGTCGCCGACGAGGTGGTCGTCCTCGACGCCACCACCGGCAAGGGGCAGCTCCTGCATGAGGGCGTGGCCACCGTCGTCGTGAAGAGCAACGACCTGGTCACCACCTACGTCCTCGACACGGACTACACCCTGGACGCGATCAACGGCACCGTGACCCGCATCCCGGGCGGCGCCATCGGCGCCGGGGCCACCCTCAAGATCTCCTACGGCTGGTACCCCACCGCGGCCATCACCGCCACCGAGATCGTGGGCACCGTGGACGGCGGCGGCAACCGCACCGGCATGCAGGCCTGGCTCGACGCCCCGAGCACCTACGGCGTCGGCCCCAAGATCCTCATCGCCCCGGGCTACGCCAGCCTGGCCACAACCATCGCGGGCCTGGGCGTCATCGCCCCCAAGCTGGACGCGCACTACCTCTGCGATGTCCCGGCGGGCAGCACGGTGAACCAGGCGCTGGCCACCCGGTCGGGCAGCGGGATCTTCATCACCAACGACTTCCGGGGCGTGGCCTGTTACCCCTACGTGAAGGACCTGGTGGGCAACCTCCAGCCCCTGAGCCAGTACGCCGCCGGCGTCTGGGCAGCCCACGACGTGGCCGTCGGCTACTGGGACTCCCCCGACAACCTCGACATCAAGGGCATCATCGGCATCGAGCGGGCCCTGTCCTGGAGCCTGGACGATCCCACCAGCGACGTGAACGTCCTCAACGAGGCGGGCATCGTCACCGTGGCCATCGGCAACGCCTCGGGCCGCCTGCTCTTCGGGGCGCGGAACCTGAGCTGGCCCAGCTCGGCCTCCCCGGACTCCTTCATCGCGGTCAGCCGCACCCAGGACGTGATCGCCCTGAGCATCAAGCAGGCCTCGCTGAAGCACCTGAGCCGCGCCATCAACGACGGCCGGATCAAGGCGGTCCTCGCCGACGTGAACCAGTTCCTGCGCGCCCGCATCGCCGCGGGATCCATCGTGGACGGCGAGTGCCTCTTCCTCGAGGGCGACAACCCGCCCGAGGAGATCGCGCTGGGCCACCTGGTTTTCCGGGTGCCCTGGGCGCCGGCGGTTCCGGCGGAGCGCATCACCTACCGCATGGAGCTGGACATCGCCCGCCTCAAGAAGCTCTTCAACGCCGCGTAAGGAGATCCCATGACCGTTCAGCTCAAGCGCATCGTCAACGCCGCGGTCTGGCTCGACGGCACCATCTTCCTGGGCCGCGTGGCCGAGTTCACCCTTCCCGAGCTCAAGCAGGTCCTCCAGGACGTGAAGGCCCTGGGTCTCTACGGCAAGCGCCGCCTGCCCGCGGGCCTCGACACCATGGAGGCCAAGCTCAAGTTCAATGGGATCTACGCGGAAGCCATGAAGCTGACCGGGAATCCCTTCAAGGCCTTCAACCTCCAGCTCCGGGGTCACCAGGAGGACTGGGGCCCCAGCGGCCGCACCGACGAGGCCGCCGTGGTGGTGGACCTCACCGGGAACTGGGTCTCGGTCCAGCTCGGCACCTACAAGCCCCAGGAAAACGTGGAGGTGGACGCCACCCTGGACGTCCACTTCCTCCAGGCCTCCGTGGCCGGGGAGACGGTCCTCAAGGTGGACCTGGGCGCCCAGAGGTACCAGGTGGGCGGCGAGGACCTGCTGGAAGGCTTCCGCTCGGCCCTGGGGATCTGAGCCATGGAGACCTCCCGCACCCTCACCCTGCCGGTCAGCGGGCGCGCCGCCGCCGTGCGGCGCCCCACCGGCGACGACAGCATCGAGGCGGAGCGCCACTGCGAACGCAGCACCAGCGACCGCGAGTACAACCTGGCCTTCCTGTGCATGGTCTCCACGGTGGACGGGCAGCGCCTACCGATCCTGGAGTTCCGCAAGCTGGACCTGGCCGACATCGGCGCCCTGGCGTCGGCCATGGCGGAGCTGGTCCAGGGCCCTACGTCCGGCTCCAGCCCGAGCTGATCGTCTTCCTGGCCCGGACGACGGGCTGGAGCCGGACCGAGATCGGCCGGATGGATCTTTCCGAGGTCACGTTCTGGATCGACGCCTGCATCCGCTTCGAGGAGAAGCGGGCCGAGGCGCTGAAGGCGACCTGACCCCACCCGCGAGGCTCCCATGCTCGACAAGACGATGGAACTGGCGCTCATCGTCTCGGCGGTGGACCACGCCAGCGCCATCTTCAACCGCATCAAGTCGGGGGTGGCGGGCCTCGACGCCCAGTTCAAGAAGATCGGCTCCGGAGGCGCCAAGTCCCTCCAGGCGGTCGGGGCCATCGGGTCGTCCCTGGGCAAGGGGCTCTTCGCCGGGGGCGCCGTGGCGGCCGCCGCGGTGGGCTTCCATGCCGTGGCCCAGGAGGCTGCCCAGCTCGACACGGAGCTGATGCGGATCGTGAACACCGGGGAGCTGTCCATCGACAAGTTCGCCGGCATGCGTAAGGAGCTCACGGCGCTCAGCGGCCAGGTCGGCGTCTCCCGGGGCGAGCTGGCGGCCGGCCTGGGGGACTTCGTGGCCGGCGGGTTGGATCCCGAGAAGGCCATGAAGCTCCTGCCCCAGGTGGGCAAGGCGTACAGCACCTACGGCGGGCAGATCCTGGACTACACCAAGGCCATCGACACCGGCGTCAAGGCGCTCGGGATCGAGGACCCGACCCAGATCCTGGAGACCATGATCCGGGCGGGCAAGGAGGGCAAGGTCGAGGTGGCTGACCAGGCCGGCATGCTCCCGGCCCTGGGCGCCCGGTACAAGGGCCTGGGCCACGTGGGCCGTCCGGCCCTGGCCTCCATCGCGGCGGGCCTCCAGGCGATCCGTCGGAACACCGGCAGCGCCGAGGAGGCCGCGACGAACTTCCAGAACCTCCTGGACAAGCTGCACGCCCCCGACGTGGTCCGGAACTTCCAGAAGGTGGGCCTGGCGTCGCCCGGCGACATCTGGAAGAAGGCGGCCGCGGCCGGGCGCGATCCGCTGTCCGAGCTGGCCCGCACCTTGAAGGCTGCGGGCTTCGACAGCCTGGAGAAGCTGGCGCCCGTAGTGGTGGACCGCCAGGCCCAGCAGGGCCTGCTCGCCATCATGCAGAACTTGGAGTTCTACGAGGCGACCCTGGCCCAGGGTCTCTCCGCGTCCGGCCAGCTCGCCAAGGACAGCGCCAACATCGAGAAGACTTTCGGCTTCCAGCTCAAGCAGCTCAAGGCGAACTTCATGGCCATCGCCGACACGGCCCTGGCGCCTTGGCTCGAGCGGCTGAACGGGCTAATGAAGTGGTTGAACCAGAACACCTGGGCCGTGAGGGCCGGGGTGAGCGCCATCATGCTGGCGCTGGTGGGAGGTCCGGTTGTCTCGGGTGTCTCCAAGCTCGCCGGGCTCATCGGCACCCTGTCCAGGGTGGGCGGCATCGTCGGGCATTTCGGCGTCGCCAGCGGGCTGAGCCGCATCCTGAGCGCCGGGGGCGCATCCGGCCTGGCCGGGATCGCCTCCAAGCTGCCGGCCCTGCTCCCGCTGCTGGGGCCCATCGCCCTCAAGCTCGCCCTGATCGCCGGCGCCGCCATGCTGGTCTACAACGCCTTCAAGCCGCTGTTCGACGGCATCGCCACCGGGTTCCTCCAGGAGTGGCAGTCCGAGTGGGAGGCCCTGCAGCCGACCTTCAGCGAGTTGGGGGACCAGGTGAAGTCCCTGCTCAGGGAGGTCGTCGGGCTCTTCGCGACGATCTTCGGTGGGAACGAGGCCTGGGGCGACTTCAACGACGGCATGGCGGTCGGCGCCTTCCTCGCCAAGGCCCTCGGCACGGCCATCATGGTCGTGGCCAAGGGCATCGGCTTCGTGGTCTACGGCCTGCGCGTGGTGGTGGGCGTGGTGAAGATGTTCGCCGTGCAGGCCATGGACGCCTTCACGCGGCCCTTCAAGGTGCTGGGCGAGATGATCGGGACCTTTGAAATGGCCCGCGCCGGGGGCGACAGCATCGCCACGTCCCTGAAAAAGGCCGGGAAGGCTGGCATGCTCCTCGACGAGCAGCTCGGGGACCTGGCCAAAGGGAAGATGGAGAAGGCCCTGGAGGACCTGGGCAAGGGTGTGCCAAAGGTCGTCGGGGACGCGGCACCGGCCGCGCCGGCGCTCCCAGGCCAGGCAGGCGCAGGCGGCCGGCCGCGGACCATCCCAGCCCCACCTGCACCAGGCAAGGCAACTGTCACCCACCAGGGCGACATCATGCCCATCACCGTCCAGGTGAACGGGGGCGGTGCCGACGCCAAGAAGACCGCCGACGAGGTGGTGGCCGCCGTCCGGGCCCGGGCCCGCGACCTGGTGCCCATCCTTGAGCAGGCCGGCCTGGTGCTGGCGAGGAAGCAGGCATGAGCCTCACCCTCCCCTACGCCATCCTCGGGGACATGCAGGTCATGCCCCTCTGGAGCCCGTCGGCCTGGCGGGAGCGCCGGGGGGCGAGCTGGGCGCAGATCCCCATGGTGGGCGGCAAGCCGGCACTGCAACGCACGGGTTCGAAGCTCATCGAGCTGGACCTGGAGTTCGAGCTGCGGCAGGAGGACGTGGTAGTGGCTGACGTGCTCACGGCGCTCCGGGAGGCCGAGGATCTCGGGCAGGTGCTGCCGCTCATCCTGGGCACGGGGGAGTTCCTGGGGCTCTTCGTGGCCGACGAGCACGAGGTGGTGCGCAGCTTTACCCTGTCCGACGGCGCCCTGGTGGGCGCGCAGGTCCGCGTGAAGCTTCTGGAGTTCACCTACCGCGGCCCCCTCGAGCTGAAGGCCCGGGCGCCCCGGAGCCTCAAGAAAGGCTCCCCCACCGCCAAGACCGTCCCTGGCATGCCGGTGAAATGACATGGCCACCACCTACCGCCTCACCGACGAGCACAACGAGCGCCTCATCAAGGACGGCGAGCGCTTCGACCAGGTCGCCTTCGAGGAGTACGGCGACCCGTTCCTCTTCCCAGTCCTCCTCCGGGCCAACCCGGAACTTGGCCTCGCACCGTCGGCGGTCCTCGAGGCGGGGGGCGTCCTGAAGGTCCCGGTCCTGGAGGAGGTCGAGGAGATCGCCCCGGCCTGGGTGCCCTGGCAGGAGAGCTAGGTGGGCGCGCCCCTGCCGATCTTCCGCCTGGCCTACGGACGCAGTGATGCCGAGGCCGAGACCTCCCGCTGGGTCCTGGGCTTCGACTTCACCGACAACCTCCACGGCGAGCTGGACGAGCTGGACATCCGCCTGGATGACCGGGAGGGGTACTTCAGCGGCCCCTTCTGGCCCCAGAAGGGTGATGACCTCACCGCCGCCATCGGGTGGGACAGCGGGCCGCTGGCGGGGCTCTACGGCTGCGGCGCCTTCGAGATCGACGAGAGCTGGCTGGAAGGTCCGCCCCGCACCGTCCGCGTCCTGGCCCTGAGCCCGGGGCCCAAGCAGAAGCATCGTCAGTCGAACGGGCGCAGCTTCTCGTCCTGCACCCTCAAGGACATCGTTGAGCAGGTTGCAGCCGGGTTGAAATTCCAGGTGGGCGGCGAGGTGCCAAAGGTCGCGTTCAGGCATGTCGTCCAAAGAGGCGAGACCGACCTGGCCTTCCTGCGGCGCCTGGCGGAGGCCTACGGCTGCGCGCTGGCGGTCAAGGACCGCACGATCGGCTTCACGCCCCTCGTGGACCTCCTGAACATGGAGGTAGTGGCCACCCTCCGGGAATCGGACGTCAGCCACTACACCCTGCGCTCGAAGACCAGCGAGCAGCACCATGCCGCGGTGGTGCGGTTCTTCGACCCCGGCACCAAGGCCCGCATCGCCCAGCTCGCCAAGCCCCTGGCGCCGCTCATCGCAACCAACCCGCGGACGCCCGGGGAGAAGGGCCTTGTGGGCCGGACCTGGTCCCCGCAACGGGTGGACGTCCTCAAGCTCTACGGCCGCGTGGAGAACGAGGCGCAGGCGAAGGCTCGGATCGACGCCGCCATGCTCAAGGCCAAGATGGGCCAGGTGGAAGGCACCATGACCATTCCAGGCGACCCCCGCCTGCGGGCCGGCATGAAGGTGGCCTTGGAGGGGTTCGGCGTGCTGGACACGGAGTACCTGATCAACAAGGTTCGTCACCGGTTCGACCGGGAGGGCGGCTACACCGCGGAGCTCGACCTCTCCATCAACCCGATCCAGGCCTCGGGAAAGGTGAACGGCTGATGCTCAAGTTCGCCCTCGTCCTCCAGGTGGATCCGGTTCTGCACCGCGCCAAGGTGCGATTCCCGGAACTCGACGTCCAGGTCGAGGCCGACGACCCCGGCATCGAGAGCGATTGGCTGCCGGTCCTGGCGGCGTGGTCCGTGGGCAACCGCGGCTTCAGCCTTCCCAAGGAGGGCGAGCAGGTGGCCTGCCTCATGGACGAGGACCTGCAGCTCGGGGTGGTGCTGGGCGGGGTGTACAACGCCGAAGACACGCCGCCGGCCGCACCGCCCCAGGCCCTCTACTACGAGGCCGAGGACGGGACCGTGATCTCCTACGACCCCGAAGGCCACGTCTTGAACGCCGATGTTCAAGGCACGGCCACGGTGGCGGCCACCGGGCTGGTCACCCTGCAGAGCGACCTGAAGGTGAAGCTGGAGGCCCCCGCCTTAGAGTTCCAGGGCCCGGCGACCTTCAAGAGCCCTGTCCACTTCGAGCAGAACATCACCCAGGCCGCCGGCAAGAATAATCCGGCGCACCACACGCATCCCGTGGTCGGTGGCACCGCGGAGCGGGTGGAGTAGGCCGGTCTTGGAACGCGGTCCCTGCCGGGGGACGCGCGCGCGCGGGATATTCGGGGCATGACCGTGGCGGACGTCCGCACCCTCGAAGCCAAGTACTGGCAGCCCCGCCTCGGGGCGCTGGGGGAGGTTGTGGAAGGCCTCGAGGACATCCACCAGTGCCTGCTCATCATCCTGAGCACGCCTTGGGGCAGCGACCCGCTGCGGCCGCGTTTCGCCCTGGACCTGATGGCCTACCTCAGCCGGGCCTTCACGGTCGTCGGACCCGCCTTCAAACGGGACGTGGTCCTGGCCATCGCCCAGTGGGAGCCCCGGGCCCGCGTGCTCGGGCTGAGGCTTGAGGAGGACCTGGAGGGCCGGAAGACCCTCGAGGTCCGCTGGGAGCCCACCGGCGTCGAGCCCGGCCCCTCTGTGGTCGCGGTCTCGCGGATCACCTACGAGCCCGCCCCGGCCAACGCGGCGCCGGCCATCCCCCAGCTCGCCATCCCCTTCGCGGGGAGCTTCGCCCTCCAGGCGGTGGACGGAGGGACCTTCTGATGCCCCGGGCCACCCTGCTCCGCCTCCGCCGCGGCCTTCGGGCGGCCGTGGCTGCCATCGCAGACGCCTTCGATGGCGAGCTCTTCGCGGCTCGAGACACGAACGAGCTGTTCCTAGGTGAGGAGGATGGGTCCGCCGCGGCCGTGAAGGTGGACTGGGACAACATCCTGAATGCCCCTGGGGAGTTCCCCCCCGAAGCGCATGGCCATGCCCTCGCGGAGGTCGCGGGCCTCCCAACGGCCCTCGCCCCCACAGCGGTCCTCCTCCACTCCTCCCTGGGAGGTCTTTGAATCATGGCTGCGAACCTGAACCCGATCTTCCCGAAGGCACCACTCTTCGGCTGGGGCACCCTCACGGCTGCCAACGCGGCGACGGACGGCACCGGGGCCGTGACGACCCTCGTCACGGCCGGTGCTGACGGTGCGCGGATCGACCGGCTGCGCCTCACGCCTCTCGGGAGCAACGTCGCGACCGTGTGCCGGCTCTTCGTGAACAACGGGAACACAAACGCGACGCCTGCTAACAACACACTCCTCAAGGAGCTCACCCTCCCGCTGACCACGGCGAGCGCCGTCGCGGCTCTCGCCGACGTGGAGATCGACCTCGACCTCCCCCTGCCGGCGGGGTACAAGCTGAACGCGACCCTCGGGACCGCCGTCGCGGCTGGCTGGGCTGCGACCCTCATCGGCGGCTCCTACTGATGCGCCCGGCCTTCCCAGGGATCCCGCGGGACCCGCGCCTCCAGCGGCGACGGGTCTGGGACCCCGACATCTGCCCAGCCTGGATGGTGCATCCGGGAAATGATGAATTCAAGCAGCGGGGCCCAGAGGTGAGCGGTCAGTGGATCGCCAAGCCGAACTGGGCGGGGCTGACGGCAAAGGATGTCGGCATCACGGTCCCCGACGCCCTCTGGATGCAGAACCCTACGACCGGATCGGCGACCTCGCGCCTCTGCCGTGCGCTTCTACAGGCCCTCCCGGCGGCGGACTTAACGGCCATCTCCAAGTTCAACCTCGGCCCCCACGGGGTGAACTACAACAACGCCGGCATCATCGTCAGCTCTACGACGGCAGAACTGACCGGGACGCAGACGACGGTCTGCGCGATCCATTCGACCAACTGGATCACCGCCTGTGAGAAGTTCACCAACTTCAACGGCGGCACCACGGCGCTGGCCACGAATCGGGTCTTCAGCGCGGGGGGTGGCTATTACGTCCGCCTTCGCCGATCGGGCGCGAATTACTATGCCGGGTGGTCCGTGGATGGCCGCTCCTGGATGGAGCAGGCGGTGACGCTCGGATTCACACCGCTGTACGTCGGTGTCTACTCCTCCTGCCAGACGGCCTCCGGCCATCCGCCGCTCGAGGTCGCCTTCGACTATTTCCGGATCCACGAAACACCGCTCGCGACCTGGGGCGGGTTCAGGACCCTCTGGGAGCCCCTCGCATGATCACCACCCTCCTGATCACCGCCACCTTCGTCCAGGTCTCCATGCCCCGCCTGGTCCTGAAGGTCCACGGGCACCTCTGGGGCGTGTCCTGGCGCACCGAGAATGCGACGGAGTGCTGGATCACGCTCGCCGACGGGACGCCGGTCTCGCCTGACCTGCCGCCCCGGGGGGCGATGCTACTGCCGCCCGGAGCCTACCTCATGCACGCCCGCGGTGTGCGCCAGACGCTGGCCGTGCCGTTCGAGGTGGGGCGCCGCGAGGTGGGTCGATGACGACCCTGCTGCGCCCTGTCTTCGTGGCCACCGACCCGGCGGCCATCCTCGAGGAGATGCTCGCCGACTACCAGACGGCGGTGGGGCGCATCCTGCTGCCGGCCCAGGTGGAGCGCCTCATCCTGGACGTGCTCGCCTACCGGGAGTCCCTGGTCCGGAACGCCATCCAGCTCACCGGGGAGCAGAACCTGGTGGCTTTCGCCGTCGGCACCTACCTGGATGCCCTGGCGGCGAACTGGGGTGTCACCCGCTGGGCGGACAAGCCTAGCACCTGCACCATCCGGTTCAGCCTGGCCGTGGTGCAGGGCACCGACGTCATCATCCCAGCCGGGACGCGGGTCCGCAGCGAGGACACCGCCTTCACCTGGGCTACGAACGCCGAGGCGACGATTCTGGCCGGGCAGCTCTACGCCGACGTCCCGGCCACCTGCTCCCTGGCCGGGGAAGCGAGCAATGGCTACACCGCGGGCCTGGTGAAGCTGCTGCTGGACGCAGTGGCAGGAGTGACCTCCGTGGCGAACCTCGCCACAACCGAAGGAGGCGTGGACATCGAGTCCGACGACCACCTGCGCACCCGGGTCCAGCTCGCGCCCTACCGGGCCAGCGCGGGGAGCGAAGGGGCCTACCGGTTCCACGCCCTCAACGCCGCCCCCGAGATCCTGGACGCGGTGGTCACCAGGCCCGCCCCCGGTGAGGTCCAGGTGGCGATCCTGACCCTGGGCGGCGCACCCACCGCCGGGCAGATCGACCAGGTGGAGGCGGCCGTCACCGCATCCGATGTCCGCGCCATCTGCGACACGGTGACCGTGGTCGGCACCACCAGCCAGCCCTACCAGATCGAGGCCGAGTTGGTGCTCTACGAGACCGCCGACCCCGCAAGCGTGCTGGCGGCCGCCGAGGCCGCCGCCCAGGCCTTCGCCACCTCCCGGCGCCGGCGCCTGGGCCTCGATGCGACCACGGGCCAGGTCCAGGCCGCTCTCTGGCTACCGGGCGTCTACGACATCACCCTCCTCCAGCCCGCCGCCGACGTGGTCGTGGGCGACGACACCTGGGCCGACTGCACCGCCATCTCCATCAGTGTCTCGGGGACCGCCCATGGGTGAGCTGCGCCTGCCGCCCAGCATTCGGGACGACCGGGGCGTCGCCCTCGAGCCCCAAATCGCCCGGCTGGCCGACCTCGACCCCGGCGTGGTCTTCGTGCAGGACCCCGCCACCATCGAGGCCACCGCCCTCACGGCCCTGGCCGCGGGGCTGGACATGCTGGGCCTGCTCTGGGAGATCCAGGTCGATGATGCGGGCCGCCGGACCTACCTGGGCGACCGGGCGCTCCTCCAGGGGCTCCGCGGCACCCCGGCGGCCCTCCTACAGGCCCTGGAGACCCTGGGGCACCCGAACTGCACCCTGGTCGAGGGCCGGGGCGGCATCCAGTACGACGGGGCGGCCCTCTACGACGGGTACTACACCTACGGGGAGATGAACGAGCACTGGGCCAGCTTCCGCGTCGTGGTGCCGGTCACGGGGCTGGCCTACACCACCACCCACCACACCCGGGTCGGGTTGGTCGCCAACCGCTACAAGCCGGTGTCGCGGGTGTACAAGGGCGCCGTCCTGGTGGAGAACCATGGCTTCGGTGCCGTGGCCGCCCCGGCTGGCGAGGCGAGCGAGCTGCTCCTGGGCCTCTCCGCCGATGGGGTGACCTGGTACTCGAGGCGGCTTCGCCGCGTCTCGACGGCTGTCATCTTCATGGGCACCGAGTTCACCTGCGAGTGGCGCGCCTTCGGCGGCGTGGACGTGCCCGTGGGCACCGAGGTCCTCTACGTGGCCCTCCTGAACCCGGACCTGACCGAATTCCAGAGCTACGAGCGCGCCGCGCCGATCACCATCGCCGCCGACCTGGAGCTGCGCGGGGAGATGACCTTCCGCGTGATGTCCGGCGGCGGTGGCGGCTGACCTGAGGAGTTGACATGGGCAACCTGAACGAGATCTCGCAGTGGGAAGAGACCATCCCCCAGAAGGAGGTTACCGACGACGTCCTCGGCGGGGACTCGGGCATGGCCAACGCCGCCGAGAAGAAGCTGACCAACCGCACCCGGTACCTCTACGACACCCGCCTCCCGGTCGGGGCCCTGATCCCCATCGTCACCGGCGGCGTCGTCCCGCCGGGCTTCGTCCCGGCCAACGGGGCCAAGGTCCTCCGGGTCAACTGCAGCCCCCAGCTCCAGGGCATCCTCGATGGCACCCCCGCGGGCAACGTCTGGACCAGCATCGCGCCCCCCGCCGGCGTCACCGGGACCAACACGGTGGCCGTCGTGCCGAAGGGAGGTGGTTCGGGCGTGGTGATGGCGTGCGGGAACTACCAGTCGGGCAAGCTGTTCCGGTCCACCGACCACGGAGCCACCTGGGCGGCCATCGCCCCGCCCGTGCCCGCCAACGCGATCTACACCAGCATGGCCTACGGCCTCGGGCTCTTCGTGGCGGTCTGGTACGACTCCACCAAGAACTTCACCACCGGAGGCGGCTGGGCCGAGACCGACCACGGCGTGATCTGGTCGAACGACGACGGCGCCACCTGGCAGGCCGCGTCCCTGCCGGCCCGGGAGGCCGGGCTGGCCCACTACAACACCCTCACCTTCGCCAACGGCCGATTCTGGATCGCGGGCCCCCGCACCAAGCTGGCCTACAGCACCGACGGGGCCACCTGGAGCACCCAAGCCACGGGCCTCACCAACCAGGCCGACAACGACCCAGGCCAGTCCACCAACACCTACAACCTTTTCCCAGCCCTGTACGTCATCGGCGACGGCACCAAGCTCGTTCTGCGATCTACCGGCAAACCCATCGACTACAGCGGCGCCTTCAGCGTGCGCTGCGGGGTCTACACCTCCACGGACAACGGAGTGAACTGGACCGTGCGATACCTCGAGGCCGCCGGCGTGGCTGGCCTGGTGGAGGACTACGCCCAGGAGGTCCACTACCCCGCCAGGGTCGGCGGCCTCTGGTCCGGCACCGAGTTCCTGCTCTGGAGCTGGGCCGTGGCCACCGCCTACACCTACCGCAGCGGGGACGGCATCACCTACACCCGCCAGACCATCAGCGGCCTGGGGGGCACCGAGAAGCTCACCTCCCTCATCTACGCCGACGGCCAGTACCGGGCCCTCGCCCAAAGCGGCGGCGACGTGAAGTTCTACCGCAGCGCCGCCGGCGCCCTCTGGACCCAGCAGGTGGACCTCGACGACGCCACCCTCAACGCCCAGCACCGCGTCTGCACCACCGGCACCGCCTACATCGCTGGCGGCACCCTTACCGCCGGCACCAAGGGCATGGCCAGGAGCGTCTTCACTGTCCTCGACGCCACCGTCTGGGTCCTCGCTGACCGGACGGCCGACAACGACCCCACCTGGACCTGGTACGAGAAGATCCTCTGA